TCCTATGGAGTTCTTAGCTGGCGAAGGAATAAATACAGTTGCTTCAGGACAAACACTTACTATTACAGGAGAATTAGCAAGTACATCAAATATTGGTGTGGCTTCTTTTAATTCAGGCAATTTCACGGTCTCTTCAGGTGATGTGACCGTAACTACAGTAGATGGAGGAACATTCTAATGAAAATATGGAAAAAAATTAAAAGTTTTTTTGCTAGTGCTCCTTTAACTTTGACTAAAGATATGGAAATAGATTTATCAGATTTAAAAAGTAAAACAAAAGCACAACTAGAAAAACTAGGAAGAAAAGTAGGTCTTGAATTAGATAAAAGACTTACAAAAGATAAACTTATAAAACAGATTAAGAAACATTGTAAATAATGACAACGGTAATTAAACCAAAAAGAAGTGAAACGGCAAGTGCTGTACCATCTGCTGGTGTATTAGCAATTGGTGAATTAGCAATGAATGTTACGGATGGTAAATTTTATACTAAAAAATCTGATAATTCAGTTGTTGAAGTTGGTGGTGCAGGTTCAGTTACACTAGCTAATGTTATGACAAACGGTGCTTCAACGACAGTAGATTTATTACTTGACCAAGGTGCAAATTTAATATTTGAAGGTAATTTATCAAACGCATATGAAACAACTTTGACAGCTGCTGAACCTACTGCTGATAGAACAATAACATTACCAAATCAATCCGGTGTTTTAGCAACTGAAGGTGATAATCTTGCTTTTAGTATAGTATTTGGAGGATAATAGTGGCGAGTACATTTAAAAATGCAGGACTTGATGTAGGAGTTTTAGATAGTTCAGCAGGAGATATTTACACAGCCTCTGGCTCTGGTGTTACTGCTGTTATTCATGCAGTTTACATTTCTAATTTAAGTTCAACAAATATTGCAAGAGTAAATGTAAAAGTTACTATTGATGGTGGTTCAACTTTTAGACATGTGGGTAGAAGTTTAGAGGTAGATGTGAATAATACTTTAGTTTTAGATAAACCTATCAATTTAGAAAATAATGATAAGATAAGAATTTATGCAGACCCAAATCCAGATAGTTCATCTGTTGATGTAGAAGCATATGTAAGTATATTGGAGATTAGTTAATGGCTATTAATAATCATGTTGTTAATTCAGGTGGTCGTGGTAACAATATGTTTAGCGAAACATTCCACGGTTTAAGAAGAACAACAGACGGTAAACTATATTACACATTAAGAGATAAAAATGTAGGTACTTTTAGTAATGATGGTGGTACAACAGAGTTATCAAGCGACGCTGATTTTGTTGCAATAATAGAAGAGTTTATATCTGGCAAAGATGAAACTTTTGCAGGTGATGGTTCAGATACTACATTTACTTTAGATACAACTGGTCATTATGCAAATACCATAGCAGTATTTGTAGATAGAACAAGATTAGTTGCTGATACTGATTATACTGTATCGGGCACAACTTTGACTTTTACTTTAGCTCCTCACAATGGCGCAAATATATTTGTTAGAAAAATTAAAAAAGAGTATAAAAACGAATCAACAAATACCTTTCAACAATATAAGTTTGAAAGTGGTAGAAATCATTATAAATTAAATAGTGATGGAAAACTTGTAAAAGTAGAAAATAAAAAAATGCCGGTTGACGAAACAAATTTTCCAGATGATGTATTAGATAGTGAATTTGCAGCCTACAATGGGGCTTCAATTGTTAATTCAACCACATATACTTATGAGGGATAGTATAAATAGAGGTAAAGGATAAAAATGGCAGATACTTATAAAGCATTGATTAAATTAGACAACGATGGCATATCTAATGGTGGCAGTGTACAAAAAGTTTTTTTTGTTCCAGATGGCTCCGAAAGTACACCATGGATAGATTGGATTAATAATTCACAATATTCAATAGAAGATTGTTCATCTGAATGTGATGTAGGGTGGATTAAACAAGATAAAACAGGATTAATAATAGATTCTAATAAGTAGAGGTAAAAAGTGGCAGATTTTGTATTAGGAAGATTAAAATTTAAATGGCGTGGTGATTGGGCTGTATCTACTGCCTATTTAATTGACGACATTGTAAAATATGGTGGTAACACATATGTTGTTATTAGCAATCACACCTCTCAATCTTCAGTAGAAAATTTTTATACAGATTTATCAGCTAGTAAATATCAATTACACACAGAGGGTCTTTTCTTTAAAGGTAATTGGGTAGGTAATGTATTTTATAAGTTAAATGATTTAGTCAAATTTGGTGCATTTCAATATAGATGTACAACACAACATACTGCTACAGATAACTTTGATACTTCAAAATTTGCTGTCTTTAATGAGGGTTTACAATGGGAAGACACTTATGATGTAAGTACACAATATCAAGACGGAGATGTAGTGTCTTATGGTGGTTATACTTATGTTTATGTAAACTCAACTCCTAGTGCAGGTAATACACCTACAGACAATGCATATTGGGATGTAATAACTACAGGTTATAATAACACAGGTACATACTCTCACGGCACGGCTTATAAAACTGGAGATGTTGTACAATATGGTGGTAACACATATGTTGCAAAAGCAAATGCTTCATCACAATATCCGTCAAATACAAACGGAACATTAAACTCAACTTATTGGGATTTAGTTGTAAAAGGTTTTGATTTTCAATCAGGTGGTTATAGTGCAACTACAACTTATAATATTGGTGATGTTGTAAGATACACTTCATCAACTTATCTTGCAATACAAGATAGAATTCTTAATGTTCAACCAGATACAGATGGTGCAAAATGGCAGTTAATGGCTCAAGGTTCTGAAACTGCTGTATTATCTACAAGAGGTGATTTATTAATTCAAAGTGCTTCAGGTGCAGCTAGATTACCTATTGGTACTCCCGGTTCTGTTTTAACAACAGATGGTACTGACCCAACTTGGTCAGCTGCTGAAGGAAAAAATGTTTACTATGTTGCAAACTCTGGTTCTGATTCAAATCCAGGTACACAATACTTACCTTTTAAAACACTTTACTATGCATTAGGCCAAACCACATCAGGTGATATAACAGATTTTGATACAATAACAGGAGGTACAGGTGGTACTCCAGGTGTTTTTGATGTAACACAATCAGCTACAGACGGTTCAGGTACAGGTGCTCAAGCTAGAATAACAACAGATGGTTCATCAACACCTACAGTTGTAATTATAAATGGTGGTTCAGGACATGCAGCTGGTGATGTAGTTACTTTTTCAGGTTCTAATATAGGTAGTTCTTCAAATGTAACTATTACTGTGGTCTCTGCTTCTGTTGGTGATGTTGTTTATGTTAAAAACGGTGTTTATAGAGAAACTTTACCAATGCGTGTACCAGCAGGTGTTACAGTACAAGGTGAAAGTTTAAGAGGTACAGAAATTAGACCTAAGTCAAGTACGGGTCATCAAGTAAAAACGGTTTCAATTACATCCAATCTTACTGGTGCTACTAACGCAACATATAATTATGTTCATGCTAATGCTACAAGTGGTTCAGGTATTGCAGCTTCTTTTGTTGCAAATGTTGTGGTATCAGGTGGTGCGGCTTCGTCTGTTACAATTTATCACGGTGGTACAGGTTTTGTAGTAGGCAATACAATTACAATTCCAAAAGCGAGTGTAGGTGGAGGTTCAGGTGGTGATTTAGTTTTAACAGTTGCTTCATTAGAAAATAATGACGCTTCTAATATGTTCTTGGTGAACAATACAACTAATATTGTTCAGTTATCAATGAAAGGTTTAACAGGCACACCAACTGCTGGTGCGACTGGAAAGGCTGCTGTTATATCATTAGACCCTAGTGGTTCTATAACATCTGCCTCGCCTTATATTCAAAACTGTACATCTTTAAACGGTACTGCAACAGGTGTTCAAATTGACGGACTTTTACATAGTGCAGGTAATAAATCTATTTTATGTAATGACTTTACACAAATTAACTCTGACGGTAAGGGTGTTCATGCATTAGGTGGTGGTCGTGGTGAGATGGTATCAGTCTTTACTTACTATAACGCAATTTCTTTTCAAGCAGAATCAGGAGGCTTCATTAGAGGTCTAAACTGTTCATCTGGTTATGGTGAACAAGGTGCTGTTGCAGACGGAACATTAGCTTCTGAAGCTCCTTTAAATGTTCAAGGTCGTGGTGAAATGGTTAAATATAACAGCACAACATTTGTTGGAGCTGCTACCGAAAGTGATTTTGCAGATACAGTTACAACTTCAGGAACGCCGACAGCAGCTACAATTGTGGGTGTTACTTCAGGTGCTACTGCTACAATAATTAGAGTTAATGTATCATTAGACCATGTTCATATTACAGGAAGAAGTGGTAATTTTCAACAAGGTGAAGTAGTTACAATTACAAAAGATGATAGTTCAACTTTTCAAGTTTCGTTAGATAGTTCATTTGGCGATAGTACAGCTGCTCAAACAGGACAAATAGGTCCTTTAATTGCTATAGATAGTACAGACGAAACATTAGCTAGTGCAACTTCAATTAAAGTAGGTTCAAATGTTCTCTTTGCTGGCGACACAAATAAATTTTACAGAATTTCAGCTGTATCAGAAAATAACACATCTGCTAAAACAGCATTAATCAGACTAACAGAAAGTGTTACATCAGCTAGAGCAATTGCAGATAATGAAGAAGGTGATATTACTACAAAATTTTCAAATGTTCGTTTAACAGGACATGACTTCCTAAGTATAGGTACTGGCGATTTTACTACATCAAATTATCCAGCTACTGCTTCACAACCAGCAGACCAATCAGATGAAGTTACAGAAACAAATGGTGGTCGTGTTTACTTCTCATCTACAGACCAAGACGGTGATTTTAGAGTTGGTGACTTATTCAGAATTCAACAGTCAACTGGTATTGCAACTCTAAACGCAGACGCATTTGACCTTTCAGGTCTTTCTGAATTACAACTTGGTTCAATTGGTGCTGAATTAGGTGCAACAATTAATGAATTTAGTACAGATGAAACTTTTGGTAACGATAGTAATACTGCTGTGCCTACAGAAAGAGCTGTAGTTGGTTTCTTAAAAAGAGACCAAATGGGTACAGACGCTATGGTACCTCCAACAGGTACTACATCACAAAGACCAACAGGTGGTAATTTAAAAACTGGCGCATTAAGATTTAACTCAACACTTGTAACATGGGAAGGTTACAACGGTTCTCAATGGACAGGTTTAGGTGGTGGTAATCCATGGTCTACTCAAACCTCAAGTTTTAGTATAGCCTCTAATGATAGAGTTTTTGTAGATACTTCAGGTGGTGCTGTAACAGCAACATTACCTGCTTCACCTTTAACAGGTGACCAAGTATCGTTTATAGATTTAGCAGGAACATTTGATACAAATAATTTAACAATTGCTAGAAATAGTTTAAAAATTATGGGACTATCGGAAAATTTAGTTGTAGCACAAGAAGACGCTGGTATTTCTCTTGTTTATACTGGTTCTACATACGGTTGGAAATTAATAAATAATTAATATAAATAGTGTATAAGGTACAAAAATGAGTAACTATAGAGATTTTAAAAACAAAAATACAAGATTTACTGGCACAACAGGTATTGATTTACCTGTAGGTACTACTGGTCAGAGAGCTACAACTTTTGGTTCTGGTACTTTAAGATTTAATACTACCACAGGTTTGATGGAGTATTATACGGGTTCAGATTGGAAAGCTGTTGACGCTCCACCAGTTGTTACTGCTTTTACAGTTGACGGCGGTTCAGATGTTACATCTGCTAATGTTGATAATTCAGGAGGTGGTACTTTTACTATTGAAGTAAAAGGTTCTCTTTTTGATACTATAGGTGGTACTGCTTCATTTTTATCAAATAATGGTACTACTGTAAACACACAATCTTTAACAAGAAATAGTGCAAACTTATTTACTTGTACAGTTACTAAATCTGATATTTTAAATGCTCAAGAGCCTTACGATATTGTTGTAACAAACGGTTCTGGTTTAGCTGCTTCATTAGCAGACGCAATTTCAGTTGACACTGCTCCTACATTTTCTTCATCAGCTGGTTCATTAGGTTCTTTTGGTGATGGTTCAAGAAGTGGTATTAACCTAGCTGCTGGCGCTACAGACGCTGAAGGCGATACTGTTACTCACTCTATTTCATCTGGTTCAATACCTGCTGGTCTTTCATTTAATACATCTACTGGTGCAATTACAGGAACGGCAGACGCAGTAGGAACAAATACAACATCATCATTTACAGTTTCGGCGGCTACAACAGCTGCTACATCAACAAGAGCATTTACAATTACAATTAATGCTCCTATTGTTACTTCTTATTCATCTAACACAACATTTACTGTGCCTTCAGGTCAAACAACAATTGGTGAGGTTTTAGTAGTTGGTGGTGGAGGTGCCGGTGGCGCTTCACAACCAGGACTACATGAAACAGGTGGTGCCGGTGGAGCTGGCGGATTAATTTATAGACCAGCATTTCCAGTATCACCAGGTGCTTCATTGACAGTTACAGTTGGTCCGGGAGGTAGTGGTAGAACTCCAGGACAACAACCAGGTGGTAATGGTTCTAATTCAGTATTTGGTTCACTAACTGCTCAAGGTGGTGGTGGTGGCGGAGGCGCATATCAATCAGGTCAAGCCGGTGGTTCAGGTGGCGGAGCTTCTCCTGCTGGCGGAAGTCCAGGACCAGGACAACAAGGTTCTCGTCCAGGAGATTCAGGTACATACGGTTTCGGAAATCCAGGAGGTAATCAAACTCCAGGTGGAGGCTCTAGTCAATGTGCTGCTGGTGGCGGAGGTGCTGGAGGTGCAGGCGAGCCAGGTTCACCAAGTAGTAGAGGTGGAAATGGTGGTGCAGGAAAAACATATTCAATTTCAGGTTCTTCTACAACTTATGCAGGAGGTGGCGGCGGCGCTGGTTCTTGTAATGGTTCATACCCACCAGGTTCTGGAGGACCAGGAGGCGGTGCCTCTGGTGGTGGAACAGGAACAAATGGCCGAGGTGGAGGAGGCGGCGGTGGTCGTCAAAACCAAAGCTCTGGTAGTGGTGGTAAGGGAGTTGTTATTATAAAATACTAGTATAAATATTATTATATTATTAAGGTGATTTCATTATGTTTAATTTATTTAAAAAAAATAATCCTAAAGTAACATTTTTTACAGAGGTGGAAGGTTTGATAGAATCTTCTCCTATAGTTCCTTTAATGAATCATATTCCACATTGGTTCAAATCAATTAAACCAGATATAGATAAAACTTCTAGCACTATAAAAAGATGTCCTAGTTTTATAGATTTTTTTAAAAAAGGATATGTTATTAATATGTGGTGTGATTTATATTTAAATGTAAAAAATACCAAAGATGGTATGAGATTTGAATGGAAAACACCAGATGAACAATTTAGTTTTGATACTCATGCCCATGAACAATTTTTAGAACATACGCCTTATCATATACAAGAAAAAACAAAATTCATATTAAAACCTGTATGCCCTTGGAATGTAAAAACTGAAAAAGGTTATAGTTTGTATCAATTTCCTATGTACTATTCTTATAATCCTATATTTGAAGTATTGCCAGGTATAATTCATTCTGATATATATTACACAATTAATCAACAAATGTGTATAATGAAAGAAGGTGAATATTTTATTGAAAAAGGGACACCTTTAGCTGCTTATATACCTTTTAAAAGAGAAGACTATAATTTTGAAATGAAATTTAAAGATAAAGAATTAACACATGATTTAAAAGTTGAAAAAAGATTTATTAAAAGTAAATTTAAAAATAGATTTACTAATTATAAAAAGCATATGGGAGTTGAATATTAATGGCTAAAATAGAAAAACATGATGGTAAATTAATAATTAAAAACAAATATGTGCCTGCTTTTAATTTTGATGATTTAACAAATGATGAAAGTAAAGCTGTAAATTGGGCTCTACAAAGAATTAAACAATTAAAAAATAATGGTGTTTCATATGACATGATTGAAGCTGAGTTAAAGGTTAGATTTAATATTAATGATGTAAAAACATTAAAAGTTCAAGACACATTATTTTATCAAATTTTAAAAGATATGAATTTACCTATAATAGAACAAGGTTATACTGAAAAAAGAGATGAAAAAGGCGAACCATATAGAGTGCCTCATATATCAATAGGTTTAGATGTTGATGAATTAGATATATTGGTAAATAAAATTTTTGATTACACACAAGGGGTTAAAAATATTAAAAAAGGTGATGAGTAATGGATTTAAATTGGGCTTATTACTACTTTCAAAATATCATATCAAAAGAAAATTGTAATAAAATAATTGAATTAGGTTTAAATCAAATTAAAGAAGACAAAAAAAACGGTATAAGCACCGTAGCTGTAACACATGGCGATAAACATAAGGGTGGTTTAGAAGCCGGCAATACATCTATAGCTGATAAAACAGTTGATGAAATAAAATCAAAAACAGATTTTAAAAACACTTATGTTAGAGATAGTGAAATATCTTGGCTAGGAGAAAAATGGATTTATGATTTATTGCACCCTTTAATAAATGAAGCAAATGAAAAAGCTGGCTGGAAATATGAATGGGATAGAAGTGAAAATTTACAATTTACAAAATACGGATTAAATCAATTTTATGGTTGGCATGCTGATGGTAATAATGACCATATGGGTATTGCTAAAAAATTTATACCAGGTGTTTCTCCTGTAAAATCAAATGGTGAACCTGCTGAAAATTATACGAGAGATATAAATTTAGTAGGTAAAATTAGAAAATTAAGCATGACTTTAAATTTAAGTGATGAAACAGATTATGAGGGAGGTAATTTAAAATTTGATTTAGGTCCACATTCTGCTAACAAAAGATACCATGAGTGTACTGAAATAAGACCGAAAGGAAGTGTAATTGTATTTCCTTCTCATGTATATCATCAAGTAACACCTGTTACAAAAGGCACTAGATATTCTCTTGTAATGTGGAGTTGGGGAAGACCATATAAATAGGATTGCGAGGATAATATTATGCAAAGTTCACAAGATTTTTTTAAAGAGAATGGCTATTTAAAGGTTAGTAATTTTATTAGTGATGATGTTCAAAATATTCTTTACTCATATGTGTTAAATTCTGCTCAAAGACTAGCAAACATTCACGAAAATTTAGGTCAAGGAAATTATAATACAACCCGATGGGGCACTTATGAAGACCATCAGGCTTTTGGCGATTATAGTTTATATGGTGATATGATGTTTGATACAATTTTATCAAGCAAAACAGAGCAAATGAAAAATTTAACAGGATTAAATTTATTTCCAACATACAGTTATCACAGACTTTATACAACAGATTCAGTTTTAGATAAACATATTGATAGAAAAAGTTGTGAAGTATCTACAACATTATGTTTAGGTTATGATGTTTCAAATGTAAACAGTAAAATATATCCTGATTACAATTGGCCTATGTGGGTAAAAACTAAAAATAATGAAGATGTACCGGTTCATTTAAAACCAGGAGAAATGTTAATTTATAGAGGTTGTGAGATTGAACATTGGAGAGATAAGTTTAAAGGTAATAATCATGCACAAGTATTTTTACACTATAATGAGGTAGACGGACAATATAATAATTTATATGATGGTAGAAAATTTTTAGGTATGCCACATAACTCGGTAGATATTGAACCAATTCCAACATTAAATGCATTTGACATAAATGATTATACAGTTGAAGATGATAATGGAGAATATAAGTGGACAATAAAGTAAAACAATTTTGGAAACCTCAATTAGTTGATTTAGACCCTAATTTTAAATTTTTATTGGTTGACAATTGGTATACTCCAGAAGAGGAAGAAGCTGTATGGAGTGAATTAGATTTTTATAATCATCAACCTAATATTCAAAGAAGTGAATCTACAATTGTTGCTAGAGATAAAGATGATAAACCTTTAAGTAATTCTTACCGATTTTATATGACAGATTATTATACAGAGGTAGGTTATAAAAAATCTCCTATAACTAATTGTATGTACAAACAAAAAACTCCTGAGTTTCATCACATGCTAAAAGATATTTTACCTTATAGTAGAAGTTTTTTTAGTACAAATAGAGATTCAACTTTAATATCCTATTATGAAGAAAATGACCATTACTCTTCTCATTGTGATACTTTTATGTGGACAAATTTAATCTGGTTTGTAAGAGAACCTAGAAAGTTTGACGGTGGTGATTTTGATTTTCCAGAGTCAAAGATACAAGTAAAACTAAAACATAATAGAGCAATATTTTTTCCTAGTTGTTATTTACATAGAGTATCGCCTGTAAAATTTCATACACCTATTGAAAAAAAAGGTGAGGGTAGATTTACTATTACACACTTTTATTATTGGGAAGCACCAAAGGAGCCTGTTGTAGATGGTAACTAATATAGATGATAATTTTATAGGAACATTTGATAATTATTTTGATGAAGAGTTATTAAATAGATACATAAATCATTTTAACCAAATGACAAGTTTAGGGTTATCAAATGATAGAGGTAATATTCCTTCTACTGAAATTAAAGATAACTCTATTGATTTAATATCATCTAATTTTTGGGGAGTATCTAAAAATGAGTTAGATGTATCATATCTATCAAGTCCTTTTTTAGATGTTTTCTTTCAAAAAATATATCCACAATATGTAAAAAAATTTGATTACATTAATAAACTTGAAAGACATACAATCTATGAAATAAAGATACAGAAAACATCACCTAAAGAAGGATATCATTCATGGCATTCAGAAACAGGAGGTCCTCATAATAGAAATAGGTTGTTAGCATTTACATTATATTTAAATGATGTTGAAGAGAGTGGTGAAACAGAGTTTTTATATCAGAGCATTAGAATTAAACCAAAAAAGAACAGATTAATTATTTGGCCAGCCGCATTTACTCATGTTCATAGAGGCAATCCTCCTTTGAGTAATGAAAAATACATAATTACAGGCTGGGTAGAATATGGTGAATATGTTAAAACACAATAAAAATTATTTTTTTAAAAGTCCAATTTATATAAAAGAACATACAGATATTTTAGATAATCTAAATTTGCTATGCGATAGTTATATTGAAAAAGAAAAACAAAAAGATATTGAAAAAATAAATGATAGAAATAAATTACTGGGTCAAATAGGTGATAAAGGTTGGCATTATCATAGTGAGCCTTTGTATCTTGATAAAAACTTTTCAGATTTTCATAAATTGATTGGTAATAATGCTAGATTTATTTTAGATGATATGGGTTACGATATAACAAATCACAAATTAGTATTTACTGAAAGTTGGGTACAAGAGTTTTCTGAAAAAGGTTCATCAAATCATCATATTCATGCACACGGCAATAATCATATCTCAGGTTTTTATTTTCTAAAAATAAGTAATAAAACATCTTTTCCTATATTTACGGATCCTAGAGTTGGCCACACCATGATGAAACTTCCTGAAAAAAATAAAGATGATATTACAGACGCAACAGATATTTTAAATTTAAAACCTAGTCCTGGAACTTTAATAATGTTTCCGTCTTATTTAGCACATGGTTATCAAGTTGATTTAGGTATAGAACCATTTAGATTTATACATTTTAATTTAAGAGCAATAGAAAGCATTTATTTAAATGATTAATTATAAAGTAGAACCTCTGTTTTCAAAAGTGTTTTTTTCTTCTATATTAGATTTAGATGATAAACAAATGAACACAATTAAAAATGTTATAAGTATAGATTATGAGAGTGTTAATAATGGTATTAACAATACAACTAAAATAACAAAAACAAAACAATTATTTAATGAAGAAAAATTAAGTTTTTTAAAAAATAAAATATTAAAACATTTCAATTACTTTAATGATAATTATTTAAAGGTGATAAATGATTTTAAGATAACTACATCATGGGCTACCAGTTCTTTGATTAATCAAAAAAGTCATTTTCATAATCATACTAATTGTTGGTATAGTGGCATTTTTTATGTTGATGTAGATGAAAATACTGGAGATATATCGTTTGATACTCTTCAAGACCAAAGATTTAATTTAGAAAGAAGTAGTTATAACATTTATAACTCAAAAGAATTTACATATAATCCAGTAGTAAAACAATTGATATTATTTCCTAGTGAAGTTTATCATTGTATAAATGAAAACAAAACTGAAAAAAACAGACAGTCAATAGCTTTTAATATAATGCCTATAGGTAAAATAGGAAATAAGAATTCAGATTCTTATTTAGAAATAAAATGTTAGATATTCAAAAATGGTTTCCGACATCTATAGGTGTGGCCGATTGTCCTTTTATAAATGAAATTCAATATGACTATCAAGATATTTTAAACAATGATATTAAGAATATTGAAGATGAATTTATTGGGTTTAAATATCAACAAATACACAAAGATAAAAAATATTTAAGATTAACAAAATGGGTAACTAATTGTGTAAATGAATATGCAAAAGAACATAAGTTTCCAGATGAATATGAATGTAAGGAAAGTTGGTTAGTTGATTATTTAAATTATTCATCACAACCTTTTCATACACATAAAGGCTATACTATATCAACTGTATTTTACTTTATAAGTGATGAAAATGATTCTCCTACTATTTTTAAATCACCGACTAATCCTGATATGAAAAACCCCTTACGAATTGATGTTAATAAAGCTGGTGATAATTCTTATTTTAATGAATTGACTTATCCTACTGTAGAGTATAAACCAGTTGAAGGCAGATTATTAATTTTTAGAAGTTATTTAGAACATAGTACAAAACCAAAAGTGTTAACAGATAAGAGAAGAATAATATTCTCTTTTAATTTTGACCCTAAATAGGATAAAAATGTTAGATATAAAAGAATTAACTTGGGAACATCATAAAAATGCAGAGCGCCAAGACTTTGTAAGATTACTTATGTCTGGTAATATAGACCATAAATTATATGCAACATACTTGTATAATCAATTTCAATGTTATGCAGTATTAGAAAAATATGGACTACACAATTCTTTATTTAGAGATACACCAAATTTATTAAGAGCTGAACATATATTATATGATTTTAAATCTTTTCAAATAGATACACCTGAAATTACTGATAGTACAAAAGAATATATTGAACATATAGAATCAATACAAGATGAAGCTATGAAACTGTATGCTCACATTTATGTTAGACATATGGGTGATTTATCTGGCGGTCAAATGATTATGAAAAAGACGCCAGGTCCTAATAGATATTATAGATTTAAAGATAAACAAGTTGGTGAATATAGACGAATTGTAAAAGAAACAATTAACACATACTTAAATGTATATGAACATTCAGTAGTGCCAGAAGCAAAATATTGTTTTGAAAGTGCTACAAAATTATTTAAAGAAATGAAGGAGCTCCATGATTTGGGAAAGACTGATTAAGTGGGAAAAAGATATAATACGATTACTCAATAAAGAATTAATGGAGTATGAAGAACCAGGTATGGATAGATTTAATAAACCTGGTTGGACAAATAGAACATGGAAAAATGAGTTTATTAGAAGAGCTCATGTAGATGTTGTTGACGCTAGAGATACAAAAGGTTTATGGATGGCTCATGTATGTTTGTTTCCTGAATTAACAAATGGTGGACCAATATATGGTTTTGATATAATTGCAGGTAAAAAGAAAGTTACAGGCGCCTTTCACGATTTTAGTCCGTTGTTACAAAAAGAACACCCTCTTACAGAGTGGTTTAAAAATGAAACTAAATGGTATAAACCGAGTAAAGAGAGAGAGTTACCAGATTGGGCAAAAGCAATCTTTAGTGGTGGTATGATTGCAGCCGGCAATGTACAAGAAGAAAAAGAATTAAATCAGATATGTACAATGGCTGTGTCTAATCTGGCTAACTATATTGATAAAATTAAAAATCATCATGGTGAATCAAAAAAAGAAGATGTAATTAAGGCACAAAACTACTATTGCGAACATCAACAACAGAATCCTCACACACCTAGAGTTATGCAAACTCTTGGTCTACCTGAAGAGGATATTAAGTTATTCTGTCAAGATAATCTCTTTCCGAAGATATAATAAATCTTATAAATAGTCCAGAAAAGGAATAACATATGGCTACTCCAGCAACAAGAGAAACATTAAAACAGTATGCTTTAAGAGCATTAGGTAAGCCTGTCATTGAAATCAATGTTGATGATGACCAGCTAGAAGATAGACTGGATGAGGCCTTACAATATTTCGCACAATATCACTATGACGGTATTCAGAGAGCATACTTAAAATATCAATATACACAAGCTGATAAAGACAGAATGACAACTGATTCTACAGAATCAATTACAAAGAATTCAGTTACTACTACATGGAAAGAGGGTAACAACTTTATAGTTGTACCTGAAAGTGTTATATCAGTAATTAATATATTTCCGTTTTCAAACAAATCTAATATGAATTTGTTTGATGTAAGATACCAATTAAGACTAAACGACCTGTATGATTTTTCATCAACAAGTATGATTAATTATGATATCGTATTAAGACATTTAGATTTTTTAGACCATATATTAGTAGGTGAAAAACCATTAAGATTTAATCAACATGATAATAGATTGTATGTTGATATGGATTGGACTAACGACTTAGCAGTAGGTGAATTTATGGTAATAGAAGCATACAGAAAAATGGATCCTGAAACACATACAGATGTTTATAATGACATATTTTTAAAAAGATATGTTACATCATTATTTAAAAAACAATGGGGCGCCAACCTATCTAAATTTGATGGTGTAGCAATGATTGGCGGAGTTACATTAAATGGAAGACAAATTTATTCAGAGGCTTTACAAGACATTGAAAAGTTAGAAACAGAGATTTGAAGTACCTTTGAATTAAATCCAGCAATGATGATTGGATAAAAAATCATGGCAGTAAA